ATAATAAACAAATCTTCACTAGAAGTTTTTAACCAAGGTTCAAATTTATATCCACTAACTTGACCTCTAGTTTTTACTTCTTCCACTACAATAGGATTAGAAACTAATAATAAAGTTCTATCTTCTTCATCAGAAGCAGAAACTTTAGCAAATACTTCGTCACCACATTTAAATTTTAGTGTTGCATAAAAATCATCTTCTATCATTCATTTTTCCTCCTTGATATCTATTGTTATGATTTCATAGTTAAATTGCTCTTGTACGTATATTTTGACTCTTTCAATAAAATGATTTAAGGTATAATTTTTTCTTGATCCTGTAGTCAAATCATCAGCAATATCATAGAGTTTTGCTTTAACCTTGTCTTTGCCTTTTCTTAAAACTCTTCCAATAGACTGGAGATTTCTAATTCTAGACTTAGATGGACTAGCAAAAATAACGTTGTGTAGCCTCCTAATATTGATGCCTGTAGAGAATGTTCCATAAGAAGCAACTATGATAGCATTGGATTCTTCTTCAGTTATTTTTCTAACTTCTTCTCTGTCTTCGGCGTCAACACCTCCATGAATGAAAAATACTTTTCTCTCATGGATTACAAGGCTATTTATTATTTCATAAAGTATCTTACCATGTGCTTCTACTCGACTATAAAGTATGAGAGTATTGCCTTTTAAATCTACTGCTAAGTTTGAAATAAATTTATTTCTTTTTACATGACCTATTAAATATTGAATCTCATCCTCATAAGTTTCAAACTTTTTAGGTTTATATTTAAGCAATAAACATTGGATATCTAATTGGGAAAGATGCCCTTGTTCCATCAAATCCTTAGTTTGAGTTACTTTGTAGGATGGTCCAAACAGTCCTTCTAAGACCCACTTATGGGTCTGTGTGCCATCTAAAGTTCCTGTGAACCCATATCTATACTTAGCATGATGTAACTTATCCATGATGCTTACTAAGGACTTACTTTTGAAAAGATGAGCCTCATCACCAATGATAACATCGTAATCTTCAAAGAATCCTTTCTCTAAATTATAAACCGATTGCCACGTAGTAATTGTAACTTCATTAACATTAGTCCTTTCTCTACCTGCATATATTCTATGACAATGATTCCCTGGGTCCCATCCATACTCCTCAAAATCTTTATACATTTGTTCCACTAGAGAAGTGGTAGGAACTACTAAAAGAATTTTCTTCTTCTTAGCTACAAAATATCTTACAATGGCATATATCATTAATGACTTGCCAGATGCAGTAGGAGATATTAAAAGTTTTCTATTATATCTTAAAGCATCATATACTGCATCCAATTGATAGTCTCTAGGTTTAAATTTAGTGATGGACGCCATATAATCCTTCACCCCTCTCATAGAAATCATTTCATTGACTTCGAATGGTGGACCATAAAACTTATTGGTTTCAAACTTATAGGTATATCCTGCTCCCTCACAAAAAGCAATAATTTTATCTAAAAGACCAACATAGATTCTTTTGGTCTTCAAATTAAAAAGATGTACGTATCCATCCCAGTACTTACTTCTGTACTGCGGCATAAATTTTTTAGACGGAACTTCAAATCTAAATCTATCCTTTAACTCATATTCAATATGAGGTTCAGTCGTTATTTTAAGATAAACCTCGTTTACCTTTTCAATAGTAAGATTATCCATAACCAGCTTGGAACTTTATTACTTCAATTGCATTCTTAATCTGATATGTCCTATTAGAAATCTGTCTGAGAATGCTTTCCAAGTAATTTAGCGTGGTTTCATAATATTCAATTTTAAGAGAAGACGCAGAAAGTTTCTCATCAGCATCAAGATACTTTTGCATTGTATCCTTATCTCTAATCTTTTTAGGAAAAGGATCTTTTATATAAACATCTGGATCTGCTTTACCACCATAATATTCATATCTTGCATGTCTTATATTCTTTCTTTGTTGCTCTGCTCTCTTTTTTAAAAGAGAAATTCTATTATAAATGTCATAATACTTAGCATGGAGCATAGGTATATTCAAAGATTCTGTATGTAAATTATCTGCATCTATCTTAGAATCCTTTTCCCACATAATCTGAAGATCATCTAAATCAATCATAAATTAACAATCATCCGCATTCATATCTAGTATATTGTATATAGTATACTTAAAAGTGACCTGTGCTGTGAAGTACTCTAGGTCTGTTTGAGTAGCATCAAAGTCTAACGTTGTTAAACTGACAGGGAACATATTCTCAAAGATTACTTTAAATTTAGGAATATTATTTGAATCTAAAACAGTTAATGTTCCATCGGAATATAGATTTAATTGACTTCTTGCTGGCTGACTTAAATCGCTTTTCTCTTTCTGATACTTATATGTTTCTGACAAACTTTCTGGGAATCCTAGACCTCTAAGCCAGTGTTGAATCTCCATGTAATTCTCAAGCTTTTCATCAACCAAAAAACGTAAAGTTAAATCTTCAAAATCAAGAGTCTCTCCTGGTAATGGAATATCCTTCAAGTAATTAGGTACGCTAAGTGTTCCTAGAGTCATCGAAGGAATACTTACCATGTTTCCGAAATAGGAAACCTTGGGTGCTCTATTCATTATAAATTGGAACCCAGTAGGAGCTAGAAAATTTCTATTCTCAATTTGTCCTACTATAGACTTTTTAACGACCATGATCTTTCTAATTATTTAGAAACTGATTTTCCATAATAACCCTATACATTAAATCTCTAAGTTTAGTTAACCTTTCTTTTTCTGACGGATGTAATTCAGATGATGTCTCAGCGTATTTTAATATACAATTATACAATAATTTGACCTCATGGATACTAATATCCATATGAACTACAAAAGGTTCAGGTCTTTTCTTTTCCATTTTACTTTGTGACGGTTATCTCAATTGAATCATCATCCATTTCCCACTCTTCTTCTACCTTAAACCCCAACTCTTCCAGAGTAGTATGGACAGCAGTTCTAACGTATTGTTGGGTGGTACTATCATTATTGAATAACTCAGTATCGTTTACAATTCCTTCTTTAGTGATGGAAAATTTCATGTTAATTGTTATATCTCATTACAAGTATAACATATTTATTCATCAACCACCATTTCCGCCACCACCGTTACCACCGCCATTACCATTACCGCCACCATTGCCATTGCTACTTCCATTACCGTTAGTGGACCCATTACCATTGCCGTTGCCATTTCCATTCCCATTTTCTCCATTATGATGATGGTGATGTCCTCCACCCCACCAGCGTCCGCCATATATTTTACCAGAAGGAACGCAATCTTTCAACTTAGCATCCCATTTCAATCCTGGTGGACACTTCTTACCTTCCATAAAGGTTGAGAATTTCATCAATTATCATCCTCAATTTCTTTTTTTATTTCCTTCTTCAATTCTTCCCTTTCTCTTGCCTTCTGTTGATTTTTATTTCTAGATTCTTGTTCATCTGCTACGTCTTTTTCAAATTTCTGTCTAGATTTTTTTGATTTCTCCACGGCAGATTGCTTCTGAGCTTTCTGTTTTTGAGCCAACTCTAGTCTTCTATCATTTAAATTTTCTTGAAAATCCCAGAAACTTTTCATAATCAAGCCTCATTTACTATATTAGCATTTTCCCACTTGTAAATATAAGGTTCTGCTTCAGCAGCTGCCTGAGTAGCATAAAGCTTTCTATTAGCAAATGTTTCATCCCATACATTACTACCCTTATAGTAGACTGTGCCTACACTAGGCATAATACTAGGTTTTTCTATACGGTAAGCCATATCACCAGTTTTTTAATTATTTATCTACTACAATATCTCTTTCAATCTGATCTTCTAATTTTTCTTTAGCAGCATTAACAGCAGCCATTCTTCTTTCGAGATTATCTTGCCAGTAAGTATATACTTCTAATACTTTCTTTTGTCGTTCTGTACGACTCATTTTTGAAAAACAAAACATTTTTATGAACGCAGGTCTCCTTAGATATTTATTTGCATAAAAAAAGACCTCCTAAAAGGAGGTCTTGTAAATGTGTGAAGATATAAACTTCTGATCACATTAGATTCTTAACAGCTACTCTTCTGTAGTAACGGTTGCTGTTAACATGAAGTCTGCCTAGACCTTGTGTTGTTCCTTCAGCAAATGGGTTAGCAACAATACCATATCTGGTCTTGAAGCCAATCTTGGGCTGGAAGGAGCCATCATCCACTGCTCTGACCATCTGGAGAGGTACATAAGGGCAATAGAAGAGTCCAGCATCATAAGGGGAAGAACCCTTATAACCAACAACATAATACTGGTTACCTGAGTTAGTTGCTGTATTAGCAGAAGCTAGGTTAGCAGCATATGGGTCAATGTAGACTTTAAACTTACCATTGATTGTTCCAGCAAATGTATTGCCAGTATCATCAACATTGAGGTTTGCATTGAGTGCAGGAGTGTAATCCAGGATACCTGCCATTGTTAGTGCAGAAGCAACATCAGCGGAGCACAGGACCATATTGCCCTTTCCACGTCTTGTTCTTTGTGCAATAGCATTAGCATCTCTTTCAATCTGGAATAGAAGTCCTTTGAACTTCTCAACAGACCATCTACCATTGGAGTCAATGTCAAGGTCAAACACACCAGCAGTAGCAGTGTTAGAAACAGCACCTTGCTCAGCAACCTTATAGATTGTTCTGATAACTTCTCTGTTGATCTCAGCGAGGATCTCAGTGGAGAGAATGTTAGCAAGTTCTGCTTCTGCATTAAGACCATGAATTGCCTTAAGGTCCTGAGCAAGCTCTAGTGAGTACTCAGCCTTCAGGGCTCTTGACTTAGCAGTAACGGTTACCTTCTCAATGGAGAATGCCATCTGGTTGAAGGCATAGTTGCCAGTACCATGAAGATTCTCAGCATCACCAGTAGGCATACCCTGACCTACATTGTAGGCAGTAGAGGTTGCAGTACCAGTTGGGTTAAGAAGGGAAGGATTGTCACCAGCTTGTGTGTCAGTACCAATACCAGCGTTAAGATCAGCAAAATCTCTGGTCAGTGTGGTGTTATCACCCTTATCTGTACCTGAGAATGGTGTATCTGCTTCATTGAATAGTGCTTCAGTTCCACTCTGTGAAGTGTAACGTGAGCGCATTGCAAAGATGAGTCCAGTAGGACCACTCATTGGTTGAACACCAGCAAGGTCATATGCGACCAAGTTTGGCATTGCACGTCTGATCAATGAGATCAGAACTGGGTCGAAACCAGCAACTGGACCAGCAGCAGTAGCACCACCACCGAAACCACCCTGAGCGCCAGCAGCATTAGCAGCGTTAGTTGGGACAGCTTCTTGAAGGTTAATACCACCAGCACTAAATGCTGTTTCTTCTTTTAAAAACTTTTCTTGATTTTCTAGCAGGACAGCGGTTACAGCTCTACGATGATTATCTTTAATCGGATCTAGACCTTCATAGTCTAGGAGAGGAGCCCACTTTTCCTGCAACTGTTCGGATTGGAACATTGCGATTTACCTAAGTAATTGGGTTTGATTTATAATATATTCAGTTCTGCTTTTTGAAATTGCCTAGTGCTCTTACATAAGCATCCATCCCTACAGCAGTAGGAGCGGTAGTACTATCTACACCTTCGGAAAGGGTCTGAGCATTAGAGGTTGTCTTAGCAGATTCAGTAGCAGTTCTTGTGAAGTAAGACTCCTTGAGAACTTCTAACTTTTCACGATAAGATTCTTCACTTTCAAACTCCACACTTTCAGAAAGTGATGCAAGCTTCTCTTTCTGAGTGACTGCTAGTCCATCAGAAACAGACTCAAGAATACCATTGGCAACCGACTCTCCGAGTCTGCTGTTTAAACCAATGTTCTTCTCAATTTGCTCATTGAGTTTGGTCTCCATATCATCTAGTTTTGTTACCATGCTTTCCAGCACATCATATTTCTCTTCAGGGATTGTTACATAATGTTCTTCAAATAGACCTCTCATTCCACTAAGGAAGGATTCAGTCATTTCGGTCTTAAGACCATGCTCTATTGCAAGAGTATTTTCTGTCATCCACTCTTCAGCAACATACTCAAGATACGAGTCAACACGTCCCCTTAGGGATTCTTTGACTGTTTCTGTCTCTTCTTTGAGTTTTGCTTCATACTGGATTTCAAGAGTCTCTTGAATTTCTTTTACTTTGGAATTCAAAGCAGCTTCAAAAATGAGCTTTGCTTTCTCTTTGAATTCTTCAGAGATTTCTTCTCCACCTAGGAGAGCATTAACATCTTCATCAATGTCAACACCATCATCAACTTTTTCAGATTCAGCAACTACTGTCTCATCTTCAGTCACTTGATCTTCCTCTATGGTTTTGTCTTCAGGAACTTCTGTCTCTTGCTTGAGGACCTTTTGATCACCAGGAACAGCCTTGGCATTAACTATGTCAGCCACGGTCTTGATCTTTGGTTCTTTGATTCTGGCAGAGTCATTAGTAGGACTGTAGTTCTCAGGGGTTGGCCCACCAAGATCTTCCCACGTGGCAGATTGCCCAGGTGTGATGTCAGCTACCTTCTCAGGAGGCTGAGCAGGCTTAGCGTTTGCATTCACAGCAGTTTTAGATTGCTCCATTTCTTGTAATTCGTTACCACGAGACATTTGTACAGCTCCGATTTCTTATGATTAAAATCTATATTTATTTAGTAGATTAGGATTTTACAATGAGTTTAAGAACTCATTAAAAATATTTAACTTATTTTCATTTAGTTGTTTTTGGTCAACTAATGTATTAATCTGCTTATAAGTTTTAGCAGCTTGTTGCTCTCTAAGGACTCCACCGTCCCAGATCCAATCTTTTCCTTCCATAATTCCTGAAACAAAAGCATCAGGTGCAGAAGGGTCTGCCACTATATCTGCAGCAGTTGATAGCATAAAGTCATCACTAACCACATTATATCCTTCACGAGTTGGTTTCAATGAACCAATTCCTCTTGAAGAAACTCCCAACTTGACTCCCTCATCAATGAGGTTCTTAGCAATATTACCCATTGGGGTATTCATAATCTTTGCTTTACCTATAAAATTATTTCCACTTTCTTTAAGTGCAATAATCTTATGGGAAACTCTATCAAGATTGACAGTAGGACCATCAGGATGACCAAGTTCTCCAAGTGCTCTTCCAGTAACAATATTGGATTCATTGTATCTTGCAACTTCCTTTCTTAGGATGTCCATTGGATACATTCTTCCATTTCTGTTTTGAAGATCTCCTTGTAGGAAAACACCTTCTATGTACAGAGACTTCTTACCATTGCGTTCTTCAACGATAAAGTCAACTGATTCTATTTCTTCTCTAATGAGTTTCATCAGGCATCTCCGGAAACTTGGACTTGTTGATAATATAATGCCCCATATGGTTGGGTAGCAGTTCCCTTCACACTAACCAAAAGATTTGATCTTAGTTCAGAGTAATTTATACCAGTAAAAGCAGTAGCACCAGCACCTATACCATAATCATGAGTTACTGTAACTTTTGTACCAGGACCCCAATTACCATCAGCAGATTGATTAATACTGGCAATTGCTAAATCACTAAATTCCCAATGCTTATTAGCAGCACTGTCTGTTGTTAGTGATACTTTTTGACCTTCAAAAAATGGACATCCTGTACCTTCTGGGAAGAAAAGTGTAACTGTTGTTCCAGAAGTTGAAACTCCAACTACTCTTTGGGAAGAAGGTCTTCCTACATTAATGGTTGAAGATGAATCTTTTCCAACCACAAAATCAGTTGTGGCAGCAACAGCAGTATTACCAACTGCAACATGACAAGAAGCATTTTCAGTAATTACTCTTATTGTGTCTGATTTATGAGCAAATTTAGCACTATAACCTACTGCTGCATTAGCAGCTATGGCTACAGAAGCTCCAGATCCTACAGGTTGAAACGCCATTATTTTAAATTACAATAGTCCTATACGTTAGTTATTTATTAAATTTTAAGCATCAGCTATTTAAGCTTCAACCTCTGCTTCACTTTCTATTTCAGTATCAGTATCCAACTCTGCTTCAGTTTCTGGATTATCCAGATTTACATCATTATCGAATATTGATGCTGCCACGTCAGGTCGAATTTTTTGAATATTCTCTGCACTTTTGGCATATAAAATATCCTTAATCTTATCGCTAATTTGCGAAGGTGATTCATCAGTCGCCAACAAATCCATTAATTCATCCATATCTAAAAAGAATAATACAACTTAGCAGGGTTATTTATATCTCTCCACCCTTGGGAGACTCAAACTTTTTTTCCTGTGGTGAAGGATCTATGGGGTTTGCTCCCATGTCTCCATTAATTTGAGGAGCTGCAGGGTCCAAAGGCATTCCAGTCTCAGGATCTATAGGTGCATTAGGATCAGGAATTACTCCATCTTTAATTTCTTGTTCAATGATCTTATCCTGTTCAATGATTTCACCATCAGTCTGTCTGAGAATCTGTCTCCTCACATAATCAGCAGAGTAGTACTTACCAATATAAGGTTCTGCTGCGCCAGCAAGATTGAGTCTTTCTTGTAGAAGTTCAGAATCTTTAAGTTCAGCAAAGTGATTGTCATAAAGATAATCATACTGAATATGATCTTCCATCACATCCCAATCTTCTGGGGTTATGATGTTCTTTAAGATAAGTTGAGTTTTTAATATGTCACTAAACAGATGAGAGAATCTCTTCCTCATTCTACCTACAAACTTACTAAACTTAACTTCATCTCTAAGAATTTCAGAAGATCTTCCAAGATTAAATCCACCTTCTCCACTAACCCTAGTTTCAGGTACATTTAATGACCTATAAAGCTTCTTTTGGAAGTAATTAATGTCTGTAATTTCTCCAAGATTCTGCCCACCAGGAAGGGTGGTGATTTCAGTTCCCCTACCCCCTTCTCGTCTAGGAAGCCAGAAGTCTTCCATCATAGACATAAACTTTTTATCATCACGAACCTCACCTGTGTTAGCATCATAGACAAGTTTATTTCTATAACGCATCATTACATCACGTAAATACTGCTCTGCTTTAACTTTAGGTAGATTACCAACATCAATATAGAAGATTCTTCTTTCTGGTGCTCTTGATAATCTATAAATTACTAAACTATCCTCAATCATCATTAATTGATTGAGTGGTTTGATTGCTTTATGTAACCAAGAAAGAGTTGATCCCTTATTCCTATCTACTAATCCAGAAGTACAATAAGTGACCGAATCACGGGTCATCTTAATTCCTTTTGCTGGATTTCCTCCACTACTAGTATAAGTCTGACCAGTATTAGTTCCCTGAGGAGTAAAAATAAAATATTCTTCTATATCTGGAAAATTATATGCTGTTACATCTTCTCTTACTAATCCGTTACCAACTGCATTCCCAGATTGCTTTTTTATCTGGCGTATAAAACGCATCTTGGCAGAATCAATATATCTTAATTCCTGAATTCCTTCGTGAGGAGCCTTTTGGTCTATTACTTTATTATAATAAAGTCTTCCATCGATATACCAATTTCTGAATATTTCGTGTGCTTTCTTATCAAAATCTAAAAGTTCAAGAATAAACTTAAACTCTTCTCTTATTTTTTTCTTTATGCCATCACTAGCATTTAAATTCTCTAGATCAATTTGTATTGGACTATCATTAGTATCAGCTACAATTGCTTCATTTACAATATCCTCAATTGCACTATCACATTCTGGATACAAAGACATCTGACGATATCTTCTTAATAAGTCATTCTCAGTTCTATATACACCCTCAATATCTACATACGAACCAAAAAACCCGGAACTGACATAATGCTCCGATCCATCCTGTTGATTAGGAGGAACCGGGGATATTACGCCAGGTGGGGTTTGATCCGTATCTTCAATAGAGAAACCAAATAATCTCGCCATGTCAATAATACTACTAGAAGTTTATCCTTCTAGTATTTATCAAGAAATTAAAACCTCTCCTGAGCCACCACTTGATTGTAATGAATTGCCAATTGTGAAGTACTGAACCTGGAATGTTACATCAAATTCCTCAGGCGTATCAGTAGTATCATAACTTAGAGCAATTTCAGCAACTGAAGTAGGGAAAATATCATAAAACTTGTATGTTCTGAGAATAGAAGATTCTGCACCATCATTAGAACCAGAAGCAACTCCTGCTCCTCTTCCTAACTGTTGAACAAAAGCATCAGACATATAAGAAGATGGATTAGTAACACCAGTGGCGTCATCCAACTTACTCATAGCATTTGCCCATGTTTCAAAGGCGGTTCTTATTCTAAAATCTTCATCATTTATAACTGTAACTGTCCAAGGATCGAATGTCCTATCTCCAGCTACATGTAAAACTCTTCCTCTAAAAGGAATAGTCACATCTCCTATATTTGAAGCAGGAAGTGTTGCTGCTTTACATAAAAATTTAAAGACTCCATTTTCTCCATCATCACCTGATCCCCATGCTCCATTAACTGAAGATGGGAAAGTAGGAATTGAGACTTCAAATAAATTGGGGCGGGCAGCGCCACCTGCCAGTTTTGCTTTAAATTGTGAAAGTGTTCTTGTTTCTGCCATTAGTTGGTTCCTCCTATGTTATTTAATAAAGTTAAACAGTTCCTACAACTTCTTCGAATGCAACACCAGTTCTGGTAGCAACGAAGGTCAAAGTGACATAGTTAATAGATTTAGTTGGCTTCAAGTAAATGTCAGCTCTGAATTCATTATTATCAATAACATCAGGGGTGTTATTAGTTTCATCACAAACAACTAGGAAGTCATATAGACCTCTCTTAGCTTGGACATCCCTTAAGTAAGGTTCAACAATGTTAACAAAGTTCGACCTAGTATTTACATCATTTAGTTCGAACAGTTGAGCATTTGCAGCCCCTTCAAGTGATTGTTCCACTGTAAGGAACAGTCTTCTAACATTGATTCTATCGAATGCAGATGCATAACCAAGAGCAGTCTTATCTCCAAAGAGCATAATACCAATACCCTTTTGATTGATAATTGGATTAACTCTTGCAGAGTAAAGAAGATCTCTTTGATCCTTATTAGGAGTATATGCTAGTTTAACAGCATTATTCAGAATTCCTCTTTGTTGACCAGCAGGTGAGAACCAAGGATATGCATTGATTCCTGTTCTTACCATCAACCCAGCAACGTCTCCATTACATGGGATCCAACGGAATTCATTATTAAATCTGTCATACATGTACTTATAACCAGTATCAAATACACCATAGGATGAAGATGATAGTGGACTGTAGTACTTAAGTAAATTATTTGTTGCTGTTGTTGTGTTTGAAACATTAACAACATTTGCTCTGTGAGGTGAAATACAAGCAACACAATCTTTTCTATCACCTGCAATTGAGAGCAGGAGGTTTGCTTTTGCTTGAGTTTGAGCTTCTACAGATAGACCAGGACCCATAATTAGGAAGTCTACTGCAACATCATCTTTGTTAGAGAACTTATTATAAGATGTCATCAAGTTTCCTAATGTAGCAGTCATTCCACCACCAGAAACATAGTTCTCACCACCACCTAGAGTATAAGTAACATTTCCTATGCTACTGAAGTTAACTCCCTGTGCAGATTGTCCCCAAAGACCATCACCAGTTGTTACTTTAACGTAATCTGAGGAGAATCCATCAGCTTTAGGGTCAGTTAACCAGTAAGCATCAACTCCTTGTGATGGGTTGTAACCAGCCCAAATTTGAGATGAATTGTCTACAAGGAAATCCTTATAGTATGTCTTCTTGCCAGATTCTCCATCTGCAACTGTATCTTTTGCTTTAGATAGGAAACTATGCTTCTCAAGGATGTTCCCTTGAATTCCTGTAATGTCTCCAGTGTCATCTACGATAACAATATGACAAGCATCATTCTGTCCTTGTCTGTTGGAAACATAATTACTTGTTACAGGTTTTGAAGCAACTGCTTTCCAATAAACTGTAGAATTAGTTAATCCAAGAGTCTGTTGATCATACCAATCAACTGAAGTAGCTGCGGATCTAGATACACCAGAAGCACCACCTCCACCAGTATTGATACCAGAATTATTGACTAACCATAGAGTGTCAGATACTTCAAAGGATCTAGCAGGATCACTTTCCTGATAGTTAATCTGTGTTTCAGTTCCTGCACTAGATACTCTAGAGAATATCTTAACATCTATTGTACTGTTAGAAGCAACAGCGTCTGTTGAAACGCCTGTAATAATACCTTTTAGATAACCTGTAAAACCTGAGGTTGAACCAGCACCAGGGATAACTACGTTATCCAATGTTGATGTAATACCATATCCAATTACCATTCCAGCATTCCCTGGATTAGTAGTAGCAATTCCAATTGTTTGGTCAGCAGCATTGTCAATGAAGCAAACCTTCATTGTATTAGCCCAATTACCTGGGTTCTTTGCTCCATAATAGAAATCTGTGGCAGTTGTATGATTTGCCTCATAGTCATCCTTATTTTCTATCAATAAGGAATCTGTTGACGCAATACCTACACCAGCATTAGCATTATTTAAATCATCTCCACTTGTTCTTACTACCTTTAAAACTCCTCCATAACTCAGGAAGGAAGAAGCAGTCATCCAGTACTCGTACTGGCTATCAGAAGAGAGTGGTTTACCAAATGTATCGATGAATTGTTGTGATGTTTGAATATCCACAACTTCATTAACTGGTCCAATCTTAAATGGACCGGCAATAGCACCGATGTTATCTAGTACATTCTCAGCTCTTCCGACTGTTAAATCAACTTCCCTGATTAATACACCAGGAGATAATTGAGGAGTCGCCATGTTATTTTCCCCTAAAGTCTCAGTTTATCTAAAAATATTTATTAAAATCACCATTTACATATAGTCCCACATATAGGATCTATCACCATATTCATCAGTATGCCATCTATCCCCCTCTTCATCCACAAAACTCCCTTCATCCAATCCATCATCAACAAAACCAAAAGGAGCCATATCTTGTTCTATCTGATTTTTTTGATCTTCATATAATCTTTTTCTTACATCTTGGTCGGTGAGTTCCTTAAAATAATCTTGAGCAACAAGCCATGCATATATTACAAGGCACATAGCTAAATCATCATTACAACCTTCCTCTGCTTCAAATGAATTATGTTTTTGTATGAAAGTTGTCAATTCACTCATTATTTCATAATCTTTAAAAAGCAACTTATCTGCCTCAATCATAGTTTTAAGGTTTAATGATCCCACTTTCTTCACAGTCTTGGACATTTTTACTCCAAGTTGTGTTTTCTTTCCTGAGAATCCCTGTCCTACAACTTGACCTGCTCTACCTCTCATGGAACACATAAGAAGATTCTCATATTCTAAATCATAATTTATAATAGATGCTACTTGATCCCCAACATCATTTACTTCACAAAGAATAAATGCTTGATTATATTGTGTTGCTACCTCGTATATTATACTAGGAAATAACATGGGTTTAATTTCATTATCCCTATACTTCGCAACAACTTGATGCGGGAACTTTGTAATATCCACAACAACAAATGCAGAATAGTCATTTCCTACTCCCCTTGCAACGTCCACAGTCATGGCATAATCATGATCCTTTTTGACATTTTCGTAAATATCTAATCCAGCATTTTGTTGGATAGGAGCATCATAAACTAAAGTCCTCAACTTGCTAGGAGCAATAAGAGTATCAACTGATCCTAAGAATTCGCATTCAAACTCAATTTTAAACTGTGATTCTGACGTGTTAGCAATAGTTTGTCGTCTCCACTTTTCATCCCTACCAGGAACTTCAGTCCAATGAACATCTGTAGGGATATACTCATTCTTACCACGTTCAGCATCATGCCACAAACGGTAAAAATGATTCATGCC